GGAGCATATTCTTTTGTTTTTTGCTTTTCTTTAAGAGTCCCAATGGCATGATATAATTCAGTTATTGGTTCTTTGTTTTGATTTAATCTAGCAACACCAATAATTCTATGCTCGTCCCCATCAAAGTTTATTTTACCTTGATGGGTTATTGTCCAACCGTCAGTATTTTTAAATAATCTACCTTGATTGGTTTCGTCATATTTTTTTGTTTTATAGTCCATTAGAAAGCACCCCCTTGATTATCTTCTGGATTATTTATAGCATTTGGCACTTTGCCTTGATTATTTTTAGATGCTTCATTTCCATCATCATCAGATGCCAAGCCATATAGAGATTGTAACCCATATCTTTTTGCATAGGTTATACCACTACCCATTTTATGTGGATTATCTTTATCATTACTATTGATAAGAACTGGCACACGACAAGATATTGTTTTATCGTCAATCTCGTGACTTATTGTTGTAATTACAAAAATATCTTTATCGTGAACTGTTGTAACACTTTCAACTGTATTACCTTGTTTATCAGTTCTTGTGGTTTTGACATCTCTGCGAATATTGTCATAGTTTACTGATTGTGTAAAACTTAGACCAAATTGTGCCCCATGATTTACTGCATTAATTACAGATGTAAGATCAGAATAACCCCCACCTTTACCACCTTTTGTAAAAAAATCATTTGTGGCATTTTTTACTGCACTTATGTGTAAATCTTGAAACTTTGAAAGTGCTTCATTTAAAGTTTTTGGTATGTTTCTAGCAGTACCAATGTTTGTAACTTTATCTGTATTTTCTTTTTGCATTATATTCTCCATATTTTTTTTGCTTCGTTCTTCATTAATTCTGACCACTCCCATTTATCAAAGTTTGGATAAATAAAACTAGCCAACTCATTTCTATCATCTGATAATGATAAAAATCTCTGTATTGTAAAAGCACCTTCCAAAAGTGTTTTACTATTGTATTCTATATCGTTCTTGGTCAAAGTAAATTGCTTATGCTCTCGTGGGGAAACAAAGAACAACTGTACTTCTTTATCAGTATAACCCATTGAATAGAAAGCCATTTGTCTTAATTGACCATTTGTTGGTTTACTTGGCATTCTATTAGTAGTTTTAAGATCAACTATAATATCATTAAAAATAAAATCTATGTAACCTAATATTGGTACTGGTAAATCTTCAAAGTTTAATTCTATTTTTTGTTGATATTGCTCAAGTCCATGAAAATTAAAATTTAAATCAATAATACTTCCATATTTTATTAAAGCATCTTGCTCTTTTAAAGTTTTGGCATCTGATAAATCTATATCTTGCTCAACACAAAGTTTTGTAAAATGTTGCTCCAATAAGTCGTAATCAAAAAAATCGTTTTTTAATTTTTCATTTTGTACATATTCAAGTGTCGTGCCTCTAATTGCACCAACACCACTTTTTTCTTTTACATTAAATAAATACCTCATAGTCCATAAACATGGGTCAGCAATAAAAGAATTTATACTGCTTGGAGATAAATGGCTTATCTTATGTGTTTCAAAAGGATTATTTGATTTCATTTATATCTCCATAAACTTTGGTTTTTCTGTGTACTTCCATTTAGCAAAGGTCTTATACTTTCTATAAAAGTTTTGATAAGCAGTAAGTGGATTATCTGTCTTGACATCATCTGGCATACATTGTGGTATTTCTGTTATATTCTTTGAAAAAGAAATATTATTTGGAGTTTGCCAAAGTATATCTCGTAATTTTAATTCTGTAAGATGTTCTTTTTTATATCTTTCTGTGTACTGACCACATAAGAATGACCATAAAGAATAAAGCCACTTGTAATTGGCAGATGTTTGTCTTGTCCAAATTGTAGATGGGTGGTTTTTATGTGCAATCTTGTAAAATCTTTCTGATGGATTTTCGTCAAGTACACGATGTGCAGTAGATAACATTTGTGCATATTCTATAATCATTTTACAAACGTGCTTATCGCAATGAAATTCTGCACAAATCTTTGGGTCTGGGTCTAAATAAAATATATTCATGCTACTGGAACCTCTACTGGATATAATCTTTCTTTTGGCTCTGTAATAGCATATATAATCATTCTTGCACTTGGATCATCTTTTAGTGTTAGTTGCTTGTAATGTTTGGCTTCTTCTAAGGTTTTAAAGTATGCTTTTGCATAGCGACGACCCATTTTTTTGGTAAGAACATAGTTTGTTGTAAATTGTAATAACCAGTTATCGTATTCTTCTCTTGTTTGCATTTTTTTTCTCCATTAAAAATATATTTACTTTTTCAGATTATACTGCATTAAAGAGTAAGTAAACCACTTTTTTGCTCTTTTTTGTAGTTTTTTATGTTTACATCTATTTATTTTCATATTAAAACTAAAATAGGAGAAGTAAAATGCGATTAAAAAAATGGATAAAATCAAATAATCATAACTATCGTTCCTTTGCGACATTAATAGGTACATCACATCGTAATGTAGAAATGTGGGCGAGAGGTCAAAGATTGCCAAGAAGCAAAGAGGCAGAAAAAATATTTTTAATTACAAATAATGAAGTTACTGGAACAGATTTATATGAGGAACAAATTCAACGCCAAAAAGCAGACTTACAAGGGCATAACCTTTGATTCCAAAAAAGAATTAACAAGATATTTAGTTTTGGAAAGTATGCAGAAGAATAAATATATTTTTGATTTGGAATTACAACCAGTTTTTCCATTAATTGTAAATGGACATAAAATTGGTAGATATACAGCAGATTTTAGATATAAAAATATAAATGGCGAAGTTATAGTTGAGGATGTTAAAAGTAAAATTACAAAAACAAGGGATTAAAAAAAAAAAAAAAAAATATTATCTACATATAATCCACCAATACTTATAAAGGAGATATTATGAGTTGGAAAGCTCAAGGTTGGGCGATAGAACAAAAGACTGGTTCTGCAAGTAATAAATGGGTTTTAATGGTTTTGGCATCTTTTGCAGATGAAAATAATGAATGTTTCCCAAGTTTTAAAACATTAACAAAAATTACAGAATTAAGTAAATCAACAGTTATAAGATGCCTTAAAGATTTAGAAAGAGGTGGTTTTATAGATATAAAAGAAAGATTTGCTGATTACAAAGAAAGTAAAAGACAAACAAGTAATTTATACACTTTAAATATAGGGTGTCATAGTGATACTAATGGGTATCATAAAGAAACCCCACCCAGTATCAAGGTAAAACCCCATATAACCAATAATAATAAACCAATATATACAGACCATTTTAATGAATGGTGGAATTTATATCCAAGAAAAGCAGGATCAAAAACAAAAGCATTTCAAATTTGGTCAAAAATAATTGACAAAGAATTAGATATTGAACAGTTATATTCGTTTACAGTAAAATACAAACAATCTATAAAAAACACAGATACGAAGTTTATTCCTCATGCTACAACATGGTTAAATGGTCGTAGATGGGAAACAATAGAAGAAAAAGACAATAAAATAAATTTAAATCAATTAGTGGGGTAAAAGATGCAAGTTTATGAAAAATTAATACAAGAAGGCATAAGAATAAATAATTCAAAAAGCCAACAAAAAGTTATATGTCCAAAATGTTCACACCAAAGAAAAAACACATCAGAACCATGCTTGAGTGTAAATATAGACGAAGAAAAAGCACTATGGAAATGCCATCATTGTGAGTGGGAAGGTTCAGCTTTTTCAGATACAAAAAATAATTTACCAAGAAAAAAAGCAGAAGTAATTCCAATAAAATCACCAAAATTACCTGAAGAACAAAAGATTTCAGATAAAGCACTTAGTTGGCTTGGAGATAGAGGTATAAGTATGAGAACTGCAAAAGATTTTTCATTATATACCCATAATGGCAGTCTTTGTTTTCCATATTATTATAATTATGAAGTGGTCAATATTAAATATCGTTCTGCAAATAAGCAGTTTAGACAAGAGCCAAATGCACTTCGTACATTATTTAATATAGATACATTAAAAGAGAATTGGAAAGAGAATGAAAAAAAGCAGATTATATTTGTAGAAGGCGAGATGGACGCATTGGCAGTCTATGAAGTTGGATTTAAAAATGTAGTATCTTTACCAGATGGTGCACCAAAAGAAGCCAAATATAATAATGACGATAAAAGATTTTCAGCATTTCAGCAAAGCGAATGGATATTTGAAGCAGAAGAAGTTATTATTGCTACAGATACAGACCAAGCAGGACAAGCACTTCAATTAGAAATTATACACAGATTTGGCAGAGATATATGTAAGATAGTGCATTTTGGATATAATAACGATCTTCCAATAAAAGATGCTAACGATTGTTTGATTTTGCTTGGAGAAGAAAAATTAAAACAAGCAATAGAAAATGCAAAAGAATTTCCAATAGAAGATGTTCATTCTGCAAGTGAATATAAGAATACAGTTCAAAATATATATGATGGAAACGTGCAAAAGGCTTTATCTACTGGTTTTTCTAAATTAGATGAAATCTATAAAATTATGCCAAGTACATTTAATTTAATAACTGGAATACCAAATCATGGTAAAAGTAATTTTTTAGATCAAATATTAATGAATTTAGCAGAGAATGAAAATTGGAAATTCATTATATATAGTCCAGAGCATAGCACACCAAACCATCTTAGAAGATTAGTTGAGAAAAGATGTAGAAAACCTTTTGATATTGGTGTTTATGAAAGAATTAATCAAGAAGAATTAAATAGTGGCATGGACTTTTTAGATGTTCATTTTAAATTTATTGAAAGCAACGATAATATACCAACTATAGATTATATTTTGGCAAAAGCGAAAGTAGCAAAGTTAAGATTTGGTATTAATGGTTTAATTATAGACCCATTTAATCAAATATCAGCAGATAGAGATGGTAACAAAAGGGAAGATGAGCATATAAGAGATATTATTGCTAAATGTCAGCAATTTGCAAGAAATCACCAAGTTTGGGTTTGCATGGTAGCACACCCTCATAAATTACATAGAAATGATGCAGGAGTTATTCCCCCACCAGACTTATATCAAGTAAGTGGTTCTGCACATTGGGCAAATATGGCAGATGTTGGTCTTGTTATCCACAGAGATTTTGAAGATAATGTTACAAAGATTATTACAAGAAAGATAAGAGAGCAAGGTGTTTATGGAGAGATAGGTCAAGCAGAGTTCTTTTTTAATTTTAGGACTAGATGTTATGAGTAAGATTATATTATTTTGGTCAGTATATAATGATACGTTTAAAGATGCAGACGAGTGGAGAAATTATACTTTTTCGCCAAGTGCTTTGCATAATTTAGCATTTAAAGGACATGAGAAATTAGAAAATGATGTAGAATTATACACTTACCAGAGAGTTGATCTTAATTTTGATAGTATAGTTATAAGAGATGCTAATGACATACTGGATTACAGAGAAGCATTTGCTTCATTACAAAATGGACATTCAATAGCACATATATCAGATGCAATAAGAATAAAAAGAGCATCACAAGTAAATGGTATTGTTTTGGATTCTGATGCAGTTCCTTTAAGAAAGTTTCCAGATCACGAAACTTGGTATTCAACTATGCCTTGTAAAAAAACTGGAGGGTTTGCACCACAATGGGGTCCAAATAAGCCACCAATGA